AGCGTCACGCTGAAGTTGTTGCCGAGCGATAAATCCACCGCCACAGTTGCCGCATCGGTCAATGCAACAGGCGTTCCACGCTGTGCTTTCGTAAAGCTCTGAGTTACGGAAAGTCCAGCAAGGGTCGTAGTTGAAGCTGGGATTGTGACGGTAACGTCAGCACTGGGGTCAGCCACACTCAACGTCAGCTCATGCGCGTCAGGCGTTGCACCTTCAAAGATCAGGCTGCCATTAAATGTAGGGTTGCCAACAAATAGCGATGTGCTATCGAACGTTGCAACACCTGTGACATCTAATGTTCCAGGGACATCAACGTTGCTTGTAAATTCAACGCCGCTGCCGCCAGAGTCAGTTTGCAGCAGTTGACGTGCTGTACCGTTTGCCAGCTTGCTAACTGCAATCTCAGCCGTAGCACTAACATCAGCATTGACGATCGTGGCATCAGTCAACATTGCGCTGGTAACTGTCCCCGTATCGCCTGTGGTTACAACGTTTCCACTGACATTAGGGAATGTAATTGTGCGATCGGCTGTAGCATTAACAACCGTGATTGTTGTCTCGTACTGATCATTTGCAGAACCTTCAAACGCCAATACAGCGTTTTGCCCCAACAGCACCGTTCCAGTAAACGTTGGGCTGGCTGCGCCAATCTTCCCTGTATCAAGCCCTTGCAAGGCAGCTTGCACATCTGTTGCGGTAATACCTCCAGTTGCAACAACAGAGATATTTGCTGCGGTCTGGCCAGCGATAGCGTTGGAAACATCGATTAATTGGAACGTGCTCCCCGCGCCCAACGATATGAGCATGTCGGGTGGAGCCAAGCTCACTGCAGGTGCAGTACCTGAACCTGTTCCCGAGTCACTGACGACCACGTAATAGTTGAGATTGCCTGTTGCAGGCGACGGCAACGCGCCACCAGCCGTAAAGCCAGCAGCAGAGCCAGCTGTCGTAACAGATCCAACTAAATTGGTGTTTGCGTTATACGTTCCAGCGTTAACAAGGTTGCCGCTAATAACCGTGATAGGCAGGAACGATTGCCCTGTAAACACGTAAAGATCTTCGTTTTTCTCGTCGAAAAAGAACTGGCCCTTGAAGTCACCAGCAGGGAAAGTTACAACGTTATCTGTGGCACCAGCACCACCAAATTTAGTAGTTGACTGATCTGCAAGTTTTGACGCAGTAATCGAGTCGTTGGCAAACAACGCACTGCTAAAAGTCCCTGATGTAACTTTGCTCGCTTCTATGGAAGGTATGTCACCAGCAGCAAGCGTTGCGCCTGCTGTAATATGACCTTGAGCATCAACTGTCACTTTTGTGTAAGTGCCAGCTGCAACAGAATTGCTGTGATTTATGTTGTCGTTAGTGTCAACAACAAGCCCTGTCCCAGGGATAACAGCACCTTTCGCTGTACTTGTTGCAGCCGGTAAATCTGCTGCTGCTAAAACACGACCCCCCGTAATTAAACCTTTGGCGCTGTATGTAACAACGTGATGCGTCGTGCTGGCAGATACGTCGTTATCAACTTCAATCGTGTTGGAGTCCATACGGAGTCCTTCACCATTGACGATTACGCCACCTTTGGCATTTGTCGTCGCGACAGGAATGTCACTGCCATCAATTGTTCTGTAAGCAACCGTTCCACCAGCACTGGTCGGGCCAGCCATAAACTGGTTGGCTGCAGACGTGTTATCAATTGTTGCTGCAACTGCAACACTGCTGCCATTTGTCGTAGCTGTGATGTTGATGGTGCCAACTGTGTCGCCAGTTACCGTATTGATTGAACCAGCGGCCTTAAGGCTGATCCATGCTGATCCTGACCACGCATATAAGAAATTGTCGTCAGTGTCTAAGGCCAGCTGACCTGTAAACGCCCCAGAGCTTGGCAGCGTTGTAACGAGGTCAACCGTAGATTCGTTAGCAAGCTTTGCGGCCGTGATTCCGTCGTCAGCGACCTTTGCTGTAGTTATTGCAGCGTCAGCCACCTTGGCTGTGGCAATGCCGCCATCAGCAAACAAGATTTTTGCGCCTGGAATCGTCGAGTCAGAAATTAACGTGACTCCATTGGCGACCAAGTCAGCAACAGTAAGTTTTTTAGTTTCTGAGTTGTTGACTGCGACCAACAGATCGCCTGCGATCAAGTCAGCGCCCGCAAGAGCTGGCAAGTCGCTAATTTTTAAGTCAGCCATGGGCTCTTGAGTTAAGTGTCACTGCTCTTGCTTAGCTTAGCTGTTGAATCTTGATCCAAAAGCATGTCGCTGCCGTCTTCCTGCTGAATCTTGTCAGGAATTTCAAGGTTCATTCTGAGCGGGACCGCTCCTGTCGTAATGAAATCTGCCGTAATCTGTACAAGCTGGTTTGGCGCAAATTGCACAGCACAAGCGGTTATGATTCCATCAAAGTCGTACCAGATAGCATCGTCGCTCCTGCTAGCGACTCCGCCAGGGTTGTAAGCTTCTGTCTTAATATAGAATCTAGCGTGAAAATTGCTGCCAACCTTAGTGCGTAATACGAGCTGCAAAAGATAATTTGGTAGTTCCCGTTGGTCATCCCCGGTATATTCCCACTCACAAGACATTCGGCCTGAGCCAGACATTAACGTGCTAATTCTGCTGCGAAATTCGTCAGAAAGCGTTGTCGTATCTACTGTTTCACGCTCAGTATTCAATTCATAGCTTTGGACTGCAGCAAGAATTTTTGGACGGGGATTTGCCACAGTCACTTTTATGTCAAGCGAACTAGTGGGTTCTATCAACGTAAGTGCGTTAGCAGTTCCTCCATTGACGGCATGAGCAAAGGTTTGATAAAGCCTTACTCCTCCCAGATCGTCAACATAAATAAATTTTTTTACACTTGGCTGTGCATAGCCACTTAAGAAGTTTATATTGCTTCCATTGTCGCTTTTTATTTGAATCTTATCGCCAGTGATTAGCTGCCCCTCTGCAAATCCAAAGCTTAAGCGTTTTGCAGTAACGTTGACATTGGCCTTGCCCGCTTTAATCTTTGCAGGCATAGAACTTCCATCAGACTGGCGCTGCAGCTCAACTTGCCCAAACGTACCAAGATAAACACTCATGAGATTGCGGCGGCAAGAAGTTCTCCTGTCCCAATAAAAGAAATTTCAGCACGCACCAAGTCAGCAGTAGCAGCGCCCATGGTGGCACTTGAAATATAAGCCGTAATCCTAATGTCGTTATTGTCATCACCATCTACCCAACGGAATGTCAGATCAACGGTGTTGTCACTGGTGACGCCGTCTGGTCCCGTTTTGATCAGTGCGCTTAAAAGGCTTGTTGTGTTAATTGAACCGTTGTCTTCCTTGTAATAAAGGAGGCTGCAGCTGCCCGTGTAGCCGACAACACCCGGCACATAAGTGCGAATGTTATCGCCAATCGTCGTGGTCTCTAAGGTCTCAAGGTTGGCCTGCACTGAAAAACTCGACACTTTTGCCAAGGTCGTAGGCGTTCCCCCCTTCGGAGTGACTTGCATAAAGCCATCTCTGCCGGTGTAGACCTTTGCCATCAGTTGAGGTCGCTTACGTCAATCACGTCAATGACGCCAATCAGATTCACTGTAACAGTGCTGATGCCAGGGCGCACCTGTACCACTTGAGGTGCGCTTTCGTACCGGTAAGCATTGCCAGCGGCTGACGCTCCAAGCGCGTCTCGATTTCCTTTCCAGCCCGCTCGAACAACTTTGTTGACACCGAAGACAGTAAATGTTCCCTTCATCTCGTCGTAGTGGTCAAGAAACAATTCAACATGTTCATCAGCAATATTTGCGTAGCTCAACGACAACTTCATGTTGGTGCGTTTGCTGCCGTACAAGATGCGAGATTCTGCTCCGTTTTGAGACTTAAAAGTTTTGACCGGATAACTTCCTGCCTCAAAGGTTTGACTAGTAGGACGCACCAGATAACCTGCTGCGTCAAAAGTAGGGAAAGGAGTGGCCATCAGTCAAATACCACAAAATTGTCATCAGTATAAACGTCTTCAAACTCTTCTCCATCTTCTGTTTCAACGTTTATTGCAAGCAAACTGGTAAGCTTGCTGCTGCCGTCTTCGTTGCAAGGATGCTCTGAAGCCACAATATCAACCGTGCCCTCTTGAGAAAACGTCAACTGTTCTACAACATACACATTTTCAGAACGTCTCTCTGTTTTTAAAGCGAACACAATACCTCTGAAATTTTCATTTTGCACATGACCATTAGACACTTGCATCACGCCTGAGTCTATATCTGCTGAGCCTGCTCCTGCTTTGTAGAAGATGATTTCATATTGACCATCCGACAAAGGCTCAACACTAGTTACTACTCCACCGCTTGACACCGTCCCATTGTATGCGCTGTTATACGGGCTCGATTCCGTAGTCACTTTGATATATGAGCCTGCTCCTATTTTAAGCCCATGCACTGTTGTCGAAAAGCTGATTGTATGAGTTACTAAACCGCGCAATGACAGAAAGTATTTTGCAGCCAATACTGCATGGCGTTTAGAGGTGCAAAACTGCGTTAAATCAAATTGCTCATCAGGAGGCAGCTCAATATTTTTGAGATTCAGAGGATCAAACACTTCGCCCTTGCCACGCACCGTAAGAGTTTTTTCTTCGGGCAACTTATTTTGGCGCTCTTCCCTGTACCGAACGATTGCTTTGAACGGCCGGCGTTCTTCTGACCGTAGGTATTCAATTTTAAAAGTATCTTCTAATATATTGCCACTAGTAAAATAATGATCGATTGTAACTGCCCCTTCGGCTGGCACAGCAGGCGTTAAAGAAAATTTGCCGTTAGAAATAACGAAATTGCATAAAAAATTAGGAGCAAGATCCATCACAAATTGACGCAAGTTTGTACGCTCAGCTATTGCGCCATTGAAAAATAGCTTGTTTTTACGCAGAAACTTTGATGTTTCTATCATGGCGTCTTTGTCTATTAACAAAGGGTTTTCGCGAGTCATGCCTAATAACGCTCCAGCTCCAGCTATTTGATCTGTGAATAAATAATAAACAAGATCAGTAAACAAATTACTTGAGCCGATAGGATTGGTGTCTCCATACGCTTTATCCAATTCAGGATGCAAGCGTTCTACCTGAATGCCATCGCTTATCCAACAACGAAGTTGGTCTAACTGCGAAAAATTGCGACCTGCTTTTAATGACAAACCTGCTAGCGTCAAGTTATTGAATCGAGGACTTGGACTTCCCTCCTTAGGACCCTTGCTGTTTGGTAAAATTTCATTCACATAGACAACTTGGTGCTCCGGTTCACTGGCGTTAGATTTTTCTACATACTCACGGTAATGACTGATATCAGAATACTGAGTTTGGAGAGCAAAGGCTGACTCAGGGGTTTTGAGCGGTTCATGGATTATATTTTCTGTATCTAAGTCTTTTATTTGATATTCAAATCCAGTGCTGGGATAAGATGACTTGAATGGATTTCCAGTGGTAATAACCTTGATGTCAGTAAATTTATCGCCTACCTCCCAGTTTTGGGTAGTTCCTGTTTTGTTAACTGTTATGGTAGGGAAATCCCAAGTGTAATGCCTAATTCCTGTAAAGTTAGTGGTATCTTCAATTTGTCTATTTACTCTGCTTTGCAAGGTAAGGCTTATTGTTTTTTGACCATCATTTATCGATGCTTGCACAGTGGCTAGTGGACTAAGAGTGCCTTCTCCTCCGCTTATTCCTTGTCTTTGCGCCGATTGAAATAATTCATGAAAATATCCTTGGGCTCTTCCTCCAACTACTTCTATCTGTTTGGTTTTTGTAATTTTAAATTTACGGCCTGACCAAGTCATGTAATCGGAATTACTAAGCTTCGCGAATGGGTTGTCATTCCTGTTATACGCGACCTGGTTAGAGCCTACTTCAGTCGATTCAGCACCTCTCAACACATTAAATTCTTGTTCTTCCTGAAAACCTTGAGTACTGCCAATTACGCTAACGCTTTCTACTACCCATGTATTTTTTGCTCCATTCTGTCTAGCATAGTGATCTTCCGGCAGTGCTGCTACTTGAAATTTCCACGATAAAGACACCCACCTATATTTGTCATGCCCGGCAACAATTTCTTGCGTCCTTGTTATTTGCGTAGCGCCTACACGCCGGTCATCAGCGGTGCCTAAAACATCATAACCAAATGCACCCATTTTTCCGCCTTGTTCATTGTGACTTGAAATGTTGCTCACACGCGCAATCTCTGACGGACCAGTCCCAAAGTTTGCATCAGGAAGTGCCCTTGATCTTGCTACGACAAGGGGATAAGTAGTTACTGTTTCTTCAGAGACTTCACTAGCGTCCCGAAAAAACTCTTTATTTTCTTCTATAAGTTTTTTCGATACTTGCTTAAAAGTACCTTCAACCATAAGACCATCGTTCTGCCCGCTGCCCTTTAGCTCTGAAACACTTGCTGGATACGATTTCAAAGGAGCAGACGATAATAGCTCTAGCATTATGGTGCCGTCATCTATAGCCCTCAGTTCAGCACCAGAAACAGGGACAAATTCAAACTCAAGCTCTTCCGCGACAGTATTGACAATCCGTATGAAATTATATTGTGCTACAGGCCTTGTACCTCGAATTACAAAGTAAACGTGCCCGCTAAGACTGCCTTGAGCGTGCTGTAGAGGGTGCAAAACGTAAGGCTCGTTCCTTTTATTGAGCCCCGCTTTTCTTATAAAAATACGAAACACTGAAGCGCGAAGAATTGAAGAGGAAATTACGCCAGAGTTGACCTGCGCATTATCATCTTCGTACTCTGCAAGAGTGACGGGGTCTGGCAAGCCGTTGAAAGAGCACAGCCCGTTTAATTTCTGGTAAACAATGCTTTTAAGTCCTATTTCTGTCACGATCGCCGGCCTGTTGTTTTTAACAATTGCGGTTTCAAAACGTGTCAAAGGGAAAAACGCTTCTCCAATGTTTTGGCCTCCGACAGGGCTGTTGTTTTTATCCACCCCTCCAGGCTGACTGTCTCCGATATATTCATGATCTGGATCAACAACTAAATGTTTGCTGACTATTCCGATCTTGCTTGTTAAAGATTTAGTAGTATCAATGCATTCTAAAGTAATTACTTGGTCTTCCTCTGCAGTGAAAAGCGAAACATCTCTGTTAGTGACTTTCCAAATCGATCCAGCGATTGAAAAAACTTCGCCTAGCTGCATTGCGCTGTCTGCTGCTAGCTCCATCGACTCCACTGATGAATTTATGTCCTCGACGCTTTCACCCTTGCCTGTGGAGTTGTGATAAAAATCTTTAGCAATCGAACTAGAACTAATTAAAAATTTTATTCTGTCGCCTTTGCTGACACTTTCGGTTGTCTTTAGCTCAGCTGATGGAGCTATTATGTCGTTGCCGGACGAAGGGGTCGGAGTGCCTTTTGGTACTAACCTAACAACTCCCATGCGTGGGCTATAGTTTCTTCCTAAGCTGCGCTGGTTTTGTTCGCGCACTTCCTGGTATGTCGATTTCGCCACACCACCTTTATTGCCATAATCACCATTATGTTCATCTTTGAACAGATTTTGATCACCAGCAATTTTAATTCGGGCTAAAGTCTGTTGTCTTAACCTTTTCACCTCTTTGCTTCTGTTTTCCCTCCCCTCTTCGGCAGGAAAAATAGACACAATTTTGTAATTTAGCCTAAAGCCAGTTCCATTTGCAATAGGAGCATACGTTCCAAACTGCGTGCTGTTTGCAGGCGAATACGCATGGCAGAATGCTGAAACGTTTTCGTCCTCTTCGTTAGGTACAGAGCACAGGAAAACTTCTTCTGTTTTGCCCTGCCCTTTATTATTATCGCCAGACGCATCAGGGTCTCCTGAATCTAAGCGGCCCGCAGTACCATAGACTCTATCGCCATTTCTTATTTTTCGACTAAAATCGCTATTTGGTTTCCAGTAAAAAGCAAAAAAGTCATCAAATACGTGGTCAAGCGCATTGTTGCCTAGGAAGATACCTTCAAGGGCTGGCTTCTTGATCCCGCTTGGGGTTGAGTCGTCTAAATATTCTTCAGAATCAATGCCATTCTCTAAACCTTGCTCTCCTACAACAAACAATAGTTTGGCGCGTTGCAACGTCCCATGGCTAAACATTCTGGACCAGACAAGCTTTGGTGTGACAAGCATTCCTCCTGATGGAGAATGACCGCGATTGCTATTGCCTTTGTCATAACGCCCAAAAACCAAAGGAATTGGCGATGTGTAATCTGCGAGTTCAGCCAACGTGTCAAAACCACGAGACGGCGTGAAACGATTAGCCCCAGTTATATTTCCAAGATCTACAACGCTACCGCCTCTGCTTTTTTGAGAGCCTGGCATCTTAGGCTTTGGCGTCAGCAGGTATGCAACACCAGTCAGCACAAGGGAGATGGCTATTTGCACAAGGATTGCTGTTTCTACTGCTTGAACATCAGGGATATGCTCATACTCTGTAGGTCTTAATCGACCGCGCTGCCTGACCTCAGCTGCAAAAAGTTGATACTCTTTTTCTGTAATTCCAATCGTCTTGATTAATTGTTTTTCGTACGGAAGCAATGGTACGTCTTGAACAGTTGGGCCGAAGACCATTGCACCTTTCCTAGGTGACGATTCATGTACAAAATTCCCGTCTGCCATGTGACTGCGAATGCCCAGGATTGCTGCGGTAACAGCAGAATATCGCCATCATACTCCGGCTTCTCAACTCGAAAACCCCAGCCAAGCAAATCACGCGATACCTCCCACTTGCTTGCTTCGTACCAAGACTGCTTAAACGGCGGTGGGTCAATGCCGATGTGCCCTAAAGCCTTGTAGCAAAGATGGATGCAGTCAATATGACCATCGCTGCCGTCAGCGCCTAGCCGATACGGCATCCCAATTAGATCATTGCAGCCGGACATTGTTTGAGACTGGCAGATTACCGACAATGCGCTTAGTCAAAGAACGCCTTGGGACATCCGTTCCAACAGCATCAAGCACTGAACTCAACTCCAGATTCAGCGATGTGTTGTCCCATTGCCCGCCTGTCACTTGGCCGGTGTAAGTGTTGATAATTTCATTTTGCACTGCCAGACCTGTTTCAGGATCAGGATCTTGAATAATCAAAATATCAACGTGCATGGTCCAAGAAGCATTGATTGCTTTAATAGCCCAACCACGACAAACATCATTATTAGGAAAAACTAGAACTGCTTCTAATCCGTCGCCTGTACGGTTAATTGTGACGCCAGAAAAGCCAAAAGGCGCAAACTGGTAGCTAGAGCCAAAATGAGTAATCTCTTCGCCAATAAAAAAGTTTTGAAAACGAAAACGCTCTGTTCCGTCAGGGTTTATTCGTAACGCATGGCCAAAAGCAAAACTTGTCATAGACCTAACCTTTTGCGGGTGCTACCGCTCATTTGTAATCGTTTTAGCGTGTTTTGCTCACCGCGTTGTGCGCCTTGTGCCGCTGCACTTTGCATCCCAGACTGGAACTGGTCAGCAGTGACATAATCAACGCTGTTGATACGCTCCACGGTGTAGCGAACGTCGATTGGTGCGGCAACTGCAACGCCACCATCACCTGATGCAGACGAACCACCACCAGAAGGAATTACACCACCACCGCCTGAACCGCGCGAATAACGCGACATGGCTTCCCTTGGGCTGTTTTGATTGGCAACTTCAACGCCAAGACGACCGCCTGGCCCTCTCTTCAAAGGCATAATCGCTTCAGGGCCTGCCTCGCCCATCAGGCCAACATCACCACCAGCCATCGGAAAGACCGTTGGTGTAGAAACAACTCCACCCGTTGCATAGGTCTTGATACTGCCGCCCTCAATGACGTTTCCGTTTGCACTGCCCAAGGTGGGAAATGCAGCAGTTATAAGCTTAAACATTGCCGCACGTAGAAAGATTTTTGCTAAATCCTTGAGCACTGATGCAGCGAACTCTTTAAAATTTGCTTTTCCAGTAACGGCAAATTCCACAAGTTTGTCGCTCATCTCTCCGAAGGCCGCGGCGACACGAGTCCCTAGGTTCTCGGCAAGATTGCCCATCGACTGAATGCCGTCTTTGAAGGATTCGTGGAAACTTTTACCTCCTTCTCCCTTTGGCTTGTTAATTGCACCAACCGCTTCTTCTAACTTCTTTTTCAAATCTTCAGCACTGATGACCCCATTATCAATAAGAACTGAAAATTGATCCATCAAGTCATTTACTTGACTTTGATTTAGGATTTGTTGGTATTGCTCTTCGGTAAGCTCTCCGGAGGCAAACTTGGCTTCTTTTAAAATAGCCGTAAGCTCGGTGCTTGCAGCATTTACTTGATCTGCAATTTTTTTCTTCCTTTCATCAATTTTTAAAATATCATTGCTTCGCCTAAGTTCTATTTTTGCAAGCTCAACTCTCTCTCTTTGAGGAGGCAAACCCTTGGCTGCTTCTATCGCAAGTTTTGCAGATTCTTCGACTTGCCGCTTTGTAAGCTCAATACCTTTCTGCCTCAGTTGAATAGCTTTTATTTGAGCATTGGCTGCTGCTTCCGTTATGTCTTTCGGTCCTGTGCCGCCTGTGCCGCCTGTGCC